GTCTGTTGAATCGTCATTTCTTTCTAATTGTTTTAATCAGATAAGCGATAGAGCCTATTGCTAAAAATAGTGCAAAACAGAATATGGCTATCCAACGAATAGCATTTTTTGTTTCATCGACTTGTTCAATAGCCTTTTCCTTGATGATTTCAAGCACCTTTTCAACCCTAACTGTATCAGGAGGACAAGTGGTTTCAACAAAAACAGAATCACCAGGAAGGAACATAAGCTCCGTCCTGATGTCCGTCTGATGGTCATGGATAATTAAGGTGTCAAGTCTTTTATACTGAACAAGAGTATCAAAAGTTCTCGTTTGAGTAATAATTACTGTGTCTTTGTAATAGGTCTTAATTTCTCTCTCAGGAGGAAAACGCTCATTGCATTTTTCCACGCTCATGCAAGAATTAAGGATTGCTATTATTGCTATTATCTGTATGGTTAGATATACTCTCATTTTTATATGTGTCAACTTTTTTGTTAATCCAAGTAGCAAAATCCCTCTTAATGTATCCAAGCAAGGAAAGATTTTTAATCAAAGAAAGCATGTTAACAAGGACAATTGGAACAAAGATACCTTCATTTAGCCATCCAAGAAACACGCTACCCTTAGCAAGATTATTAGCAAACATCAACAAGCCTATATGTGATAATAACTTCCAAAAGATAGATAGTGCCTTCCTTGTGTCAACTGCATCCCTTCGCCAAGCTAAAACAAGCGCAGCAATATGGTCAGCAGCAATGAGCGCAAGCAAGGCGAATAATGATGCCGCAGGAGAGAAAATCCAATCCTCTACGAATCCTGTAAAAGCACCAATTGAAAATCCACCTACAACGGTTATCAATAGAACATGTTTTTTGAAATTCAAGCATAAAACTTCTATTGCAATGGATTTCATATCGCCCTGCAATGTAGAATTAATATACGACTTGAGTTTCAAAAATGTTCTCTTTAATAGTCTATTTAGGTCTTGATGTTGGTCGTGGTCTTGTTGATGTTGGTCTAACTGCTGGTCGTGATGGCTTACCACAAGAGCCGCATCCTTTAAAATTGTTATTCATTTGAATTTTTATTTTGTTCGTTTATATTTGTACTGATATAATAAGCGAAAAACGGTTTTTAACTCATGACAAGCATTGCCTCACTAATAAGTGGGGCTTTGTTTTTATGGGTTTCCATAAACGTATCTTGACTGATTGCAAATAACGCAAATGTCATCAATGCGCTTAAAAAGTTCAGGCAATTGGTTTATGATAATCTTCATGTGTCTATCGTATTGATTGCTGAACTCCTCGTACAAAAAGTTTATTTTGTCGTTGTCCAAAAGAGTTACAGAATTAAGTCTATCAGTGGCCTTAGCTTCTTTTACAATCTCAAGTCCTGATTTGTAAAGTATCGGGAAGCGTAAATGTTGAGATATGATACATATCATCTCATCAATCTTACATTCAGCCGTCAGTTGAGCCTTAATTCCATAAGAATTGTTTCCTGCATTTGAACCATTCCATCCATTCACAAGCATAAATTGAGATGACTTGGATGAACAACTACAACCTGATTTTACATCGGTATCAGCAGGATTGATAGCCGTATTGTCCATCAAAATATAAATCTCACGATTAGATGAGATGTAATTGGCAAAAACACTTGCTTCACCATTTGCATCTGTTGTAAAAGGAAAAGAAGTAGAATTAAAGCCATCTACAATCTGAAAGGAATGACTAAAGTTAGCTTGTTGGATTCTTATTTTAACCTCCCCAACAAAAACGCGCATCATGCGGGTATTTTTAACTGTTGCCTTAATACCCCTGTCGGTTGAAAACGAAGGAAGATAATTAGCGTTAAAATCACCAACCAAAAGCTCATCAATTGCGCTATTTACTCTGAAATAAGGAAGCAGAAAGCCACTAAGCTCTTGCATTACAAGCTGAGAAGCAAAATTTATCTTTTGTTCAAGCAGTTGTAGACCACTCATATATCCACTATCGGCAATATCTGCCGCCATGCGGATATTGATTCCTTCAAGGTCATTTATCCATAATCCGCTTTTAGGATTTACAGAAAGGCATTTTACGCCAATTAAATTATCAAGACAACTTGGTAGCATATCCGTATGGGTCTTTAGTGTAAATATTTTTTTCAGGTATTCCTATCATTCTAAGATAAGTTGGTACAAAGAACGATGGACAAGCCTTATTGTCAAATTGATTGTGTCCTGCAATCAGGATATTTGGCTGATAAGCAATAACCTCTCTTATTATGGCCTCAAGAGTCTGACTTTGTGAGTTATTCAAGGTATTTTTAGACTTTTTTCCACTTGAATCAAGCCCACCAACATAACAAACGTGACGTGAAATTCTATTCATTCCTTTTACGCCATTAGTTATCTCGTTTAAGTCAACAAATTTATCACCATCATGATGCACAAATTGATGTCTATCACCATCAAGTAAAATAAGGTCAGAATAACCAACCTTGCTCCATCCGCGACCAGCAGGAGGAGGGTCTGTATGCCAAGCCTTTATACTATCAGCCGTGATATTTTGCCATTCACGAGTAGCAGTACAATGAATTATTAAATATTTAAGTTCATTCATTGGGCGTTTCCTCTTTTGGAGTTTCCTCAATTATATCCTCTTTCTCTTTCTTCTTTTTGATGTAGAAAAAGAATGTAGCGTATTTGTCGTTTTCAACTACTTCCAGCGATATTGTTGGAACTTCTTCAAGTACCCAATCCATGATTACTTTGAATTTAGCATCATATTTATGTCTAAATCCATTAGAAGTAATTACAAATAATGCTCCCTCACCTTTTTTAAGATAATCAGCAAATTTTGGCTTGGCAATTTTACGGTTTGATTTAGCTGAAATTGGAAAAAGATTAGCCAATGCTCTTGCATAGTTTACGTCTTCTAATTTACCACCTTGCGTTATGATGTGTTTTACTTGCTCATCTGTGCATTTTCCTGCAAGTATTTGAATAATCTGTGGCGATATGTTGCGCCAAAGTTTCTTCATGGCTACAATAATATCGTTATTTACTCCATCTAATTTTTCTTCAAACTGAATCATATTGTTGTTTTTTATCGTTTACCAAATCTTCTTGCATTAGTTCTTATTGCAGATTGCATTGTACGAGCAGTCTGACAACGATTATTTGCTGTTCGAGGAGAACAAGCCTCTACCCTTGTAGTTTGGTCAACTTTATTCTTTTGACCATTTGTAGTTCCAGTTACAGGTTCAATACCCCTTCCAGTAATAGGTATTTCTATGGTATTACATTCATTAATTGAAATTATCAATGTGTCTGAAAAATCGCCAACAGTGGTTGGTTCAAAGTTTACTTGTACCGCAACACTTGTATTGTTGCATATTTGAAAATTAGTTAAACTCGAAGGGTCTATTGAAAAAGGTGCTGTTAAAGAGGCAAGTGAAAAATCATTGCAACATAAAAAATCATAAGATAAATGGTTGAATAAAAATGAAAATGAGGTAGATTGATTTATTCCAATATTCCCAAAATTAAAACTTGTTTGGTTCATTATTGAATCTAAAACAGTTTCAATTGTAAATATTTCATTTGTAATTCCTGAATCAGAATCATAAATGATTTCTAAGGTATCTGTAATATCACCGCTTGGAGCGCAAATAGTAAATGAAAGAGGAATGCCGACTCCTGGTGGTATGCTAATTGGAAATGATGGAGGATTTCCATCAATCAAAACATTTGAAATAGTATAACTTGTTGAGGCAAAGGTTAAATTATATAAGTTTTCACTTTCTAAACCATCTGTTGTCAAAATACAAGTTAAATCACAACAGCAATCTGCTATCATAACTTTATTCCAATAACCAGTAGTAATACAACTTTGAGTTATCATGCTCTTTTTTTTTCAAATGTAATAAAAAAAGGAGGCTGTTACACCTCCTTTTAACCAAAACCAATAACAATAACAATTACAATCCGTTAAGGTCAACTGCAACACCGCAAAGCATGTTCAAGTCGAGCCAAGAGATTGTGCCATCAAAGAAGATATTACCAGTAGTATTGTCTTCAATTACTTGGTCTACTTCGATTGAAAATTCATCAACCAAACCATAGAAATAACCATCACAAGTATAGTAACCCCATTGGTAAGATGAAGAAGCATTTACAATAGTATTCCAAAAAGTAATATCTTTACAATCTTCAGGGTCACTATTGTAATCTTGGAAAGTTACCTGATTCTCTTTACCAACGAGTTGTTCAGGAGCGCAAGATGAAATACGCTTCTTAGTGAACGAACCCTTTGGCTTTTGAGCAAGCAAAAGACCTGAGAATACAACATTACCTGCTTCAACTGCGGCTTCCCATTCAGCACGACTTGAAATGTCGGTAAATGTATAGTCGCACTTCACAAAAGCAAACTTAGAAATACCACCATTACGGACGCTAATACCACATCCGCCTGTGATTGATTCGGGTAGCGCAGGAGCGCATGTTGAGGGACAAAGTGCCATTTTATTTAATTTATTTTAAAGTTTAACAAATTATGCTTCGCAACCTACGATTGTTGAGCAATCTTCAAAGTTGAAAGTGTAGTTAACGCCTTCATTAGTGTCTCCTGTTGCGAACGCATTGCTTGGAATGAAGAACATTGTCCAGTGCAATTGCAACTTGATAGTCCAACGGTCAGCGCAATCATCATAGTGTACTTTCAAATCGTAAGTCAAACCTGTGAATGGGTCGGTGATAGTACCGTGCTCAAACACATCATTGCGCTTAGCGTACTCACCTGCATAACGATTCCAAGTAATAAGCTGAACAGCACCAGGAGCAAGAACAGCAAAGTTACCTGCACCAAGAACAGATTCAGCAAAACGGTCGTGGAAGTACATGTAGTCAGTCCAACGAGCAAGGTCAGTACCTGTGTTTGAATTGCAGCAAGCGATTTGATTCACTTTGGCAAACAAATCCAAGTTACCACCACCAATCATCATTGGCGCACCACTTGCACCTGCCATATCGTACTGATGACGAATTTGAGCAGTAGCAATAGCACGAGAAGCATTGGTAGTATCCTCAAACAACTTTACACTCTTAAGTGTAGTTCCATCTGAGAAATTACCAAAGTTAGTAGCCTGAAGAGCAAGCATTTGCTTGTCCAAAGCAACATTCATAGCATTCATCTGCCCCATGATAGTTTGAGAAACCCAAAGTGAATCAGATTCACAAAGTTTGCGCATCTCGTCTTCATTGAAAAGCAAAGCAGTCTCA